GGTTTCTGCAGTATGTCTCTGTACTCTTGGCTATCAGTGATTGGGTCGCATTTGACACGCCATATATGAGGCCACCAAGTTGGGCTGTAGCCTTCGGCTGGTCGAGCACCTTCCTGCACCACATAGTATTTGGCTAACACAAAGTCGCCCAGTGCTAGATCATCGCGGCGGTGCGATATCTCTATGACGTCGCCGCTCATCAAAGTTCGACCTATGCTGTTAACCATGCTGTTTAGATGGAAAGTCACAAAAATTGTCTCGTTGCTCAGGAACAGACCAAACTGTCTTAGATCAAACTCTGTATCGCTGATTGCATAGTGCCCTTTGAGGGCTATCACGTCTTGGTCATATGCTCGGTCTCGTATTTCCATGTTGAGCACATCTTGTATCTCTAACACATTATTTGTGTTTGAGTTGACTGCATCTAATCCTGTGTTAGGAAGAGTGAAGTCACCTGTGGTTCCAGTGGGTTTTGGACCAAGGTATTTGTGTATTAGAAACTCGGTACCCCCAACTCGATATGATTCTCCGATCAAGCGATCAAAGAGCTTATAATCGTTGGTCCTTACGGCTGCGCCCTTCCACAGGGTTAATGGTGGCACGAGCTACTCCTTGGTTCTAGCACATTGGTATTTATTCTCGTAGATCTACGGTTTATATCATTGATTTCATTGAGAAAATAATGAGAAAATAGGCAAAAACCAGTTGACAGACGCTAAAATCATGCTATTATTAGGATATTGGAGGGACAGACGATGGAACAGATCACTGCTATTCCCCGTAAGATCAAAGGGGTGGATTTCTCTGCTGCAGGTCCAGAAAATGACAACCATGCCAAAGCATGGCGCGAAGCTATGGACTGGGCTCGCGTAGAAATGGATTATGCTACATTCAAGCAATACTTCCAATCGTGGGCTAAGCTAAACCGCGATATTGATGAGCAGGATCATTGGGCTGCGCTGCCTACGCATCATTATGCCACTGTTGGGCGTATCGCGTTTGTGGTGCAGCATGGCGCTGTGATGCCAGAAGACATTCAAGTGTGGTTTAACGCTAAAGTTGAAGAGCTGCTGCAGATCAAAGTTGTCACAGCAGACGAAGAACCCGAGCGTAAGCTGAGCACTGTACAAAAACGCAATTTGGACTATGTCATGCTTTATAGCAAGATGGAGGCTATTTGGCGTAAGCACTTGTCTAACCCTGCTGAAATTGAAGAAGCAGTCAAGAAACTGCTAGATCGCTCACAACCTAACCAACAGATGCTCAAACGCCTCTATGATCACTTCAAAGAGAGCTTTGCTGACGCTCTACGTGACAAGGATAACGAACTTGTTGCCGAGACCATCGAACCAATCGTAACCGTCGTCAACGTGCTAGCAACCAGCACTGGTAATGCCAAGGCAGTGGCGGACAGCCGCGGAGCTAGCCGCAAGAGCGTGAAGCAGGCCAGCAAGGCCAAGTTCAAGACAGTGGATCTCAACACTGACATGGCCAGCATCAACCCTGCTATGATACCAGGCAGCAGCAAGGCATTGGTGTATAACAGCAAGAGCCGCAAGGTGTATCTTTACGTTGCAGGCGACGGTGGATTGAGCATCAAAGGCACCAAGGTTACAGGCTATGACGAAGCCAAGAGCTTTGCCAAGACACTGCGCAATCCTAAGCAAACCCTGGGAACTCTGCGTGATGCAGCCACCAGCAAGCGAGTGGATGTGGTCATGGGAGACTACATCAAGGGCAAGAAGCATCCGGTCAACGGCCGGCTCAACAAGGACACACTGGTGATCAAGGTGTTCAAGTAAGTTGACAACAGCGTTGCTGGGAAGCTAAATATAGATGCCAATGATAAAGATGGCTACGGTCGTAGCTCTCTGTTTAGCATGCGCAGGCTGCGAGACAGTGAGTGCCGGGAGTGCGAATTACAGCAACGCACCACTGGTTCAGCTTACAGCTGACAAGGCCCATGAACATAACGTGCCAAGCACCCTGGCAATCGCTGTTGTGACGTTAGAGAGTAACTGGGATGCGAAAGCTTTGAGTCAAGGCAACTATGGTCTGGGTCAGATCAAGTGTGGCACGGCGCGAGGCATTGGATTTAACGGCAAGTGCGACGCACTGCTGCAGCCAGAAGTGAATCTTGAATACAGCATGACATATCTTCGCATGGCTTTAGATCAAGCACAGGGCGATGAATGCCAAGCATTAACCTGGTACAATGAAGGTTTGGGCAAGGCAGTTCGAAAAAACCCTAGCAGATACTGCCGCAAGATCATGAAGATCATAAAGGAACAGTAGACCTCTTGCTATAAATATCAGGAGGTACCTACATGGCAACACCATTAGAACAGCAGATCATCGACGAAGTCCAGCTGATGTTGGGCGGCGGCATGGTGGATATAGAACTAGATCCCGATCATTATACCACTGCGTTGAAGCTGAGCTTTGATCGTTATAGGCAGAGAAGCGGTAATGCTGACGAAGAAAGCTATCTGTTTCTTCGTTTAGAAAATAATATCACTGATTATTATCTTCCTGACAATGTTGTATCGGTTCGTCAATTGTTTCGCCGAGGACTTGGTGGTATCACCGGAGGAACTCAGATAGATCCATTCAGTTTGGCTTACACTAACCTATACCTACTTCAGGCAGGGGCAGGCGGAGGATATACTGCAGGACTATTGACCTTTGAATTGTTCTATGAGTATCTTGATCAAGCTGGACGCATGTTTGGCCGTGATATCAATTTCACTTTTGACACTGTCACTAAAAGATTGAGCATAGTGCGACGTCCGAGTGGAAACGAACAGATACTGATATGGTGTTACATGTATCGGCCAAATGATGTCATACTGCGTGATCCATTTGCGCGGCCGTGGATCAGGGATTACACCTTGGCGTGGTGCCAGCGCATGCTAGGCGAAGCTTACAGCAAGTATAATAGCATAATGGGCCCACAGGGCGGTACCACTCTCAAAGGCGAAGCATTGAAAACAGAAGCTGCTGCTACCATGGAAAAGCTAGAGAAAGACATCAATCTCTACATAGACAATGCGATGCCTCTAGGAATAATCATTGGCTAACAGGCCATAGTTCCTTGAGAGCAACCTTGGCAGCATTTGTCAGTTTTTCTTGTGCAACGATTGTATAGACACCATCTGGTGGCGTCGGTTGGCTGATCATGTTCCATTGCTGGCGCCATTGCCACCAGCTTTCGCTTTTCATATCAAACATGTACAGATGACAGAGATCCATTGGTTCCTTGTCAAACAAAAACCTGTCTACATACATCTGTGCTATCCAACAGGCGTCAGAATTTATCTTAAGCAGACTAGCATCTTGTGTGAATAGCCCAAAGACATAGACGTTGTGCGTCCATCGAGTCAACCACATGTCTCTGCGCAAAGCGTTGTCTTGTGACAGCTGCTGCTTAGGCCAACTGCGGTGCATGTTCTTGTTAGCACGCAGGATGTAACGATTAGCTTCTTTGAGATGATCCAAATCCAGTTCATACAAATCGCCTTGGTGATGAGACGACGGGTTTCCTGGAAACGTTAGGATGTTCACGGTATGACCTGCACTTCTAGCGTATTCGCTAGCTGTTTCGCTGATGGTTCCCTGAGAACCGTCACAGACCATAATATGGATATCTTGATTGGATTCATTTGTCATTTGTGATATTTACCGGCATCTATTGCAGATATGATCGACTGTTCGAGCTCTAGTATAGTACCTGCGTTATCAATTATAGAGTCAAAGTCACTCAGTGCCCAAGCCCATTCGCTGGCATGTATGTCTTCTGGTATGATATGATGGCTCTGATATTTTGTGAACCATTCTGGATCTTCGCCGCGCTTCACTAACCAAACGCTGCCTCCATTTCGCTTTATCATATCAATCTCATTGGGAAATCTAGTGTCTGGTATCACGTAATTTCGAGATGTGTCTCTGAGCTTGCTTTCTATGCTAGCTACCCAGATATCGTCATGGAAGCCGCGACGCAATACCTCTGTTCCCCAATATTGTAGCACCCATCGCGGAGTTAGGTTTGGCATGCTTAAACGCTTGGCCCACCATATATCCACTTCTTCTCGCCATGCCCTGCTCTCAGCAGTGTCTCCTTCTAGGAGATGCCTAGGCCAACCAAACACTGCTGCGACCGCGTCCTTGAGGCTATCTGCAAAGCTCACTTTTTCAAATCCGTGCGAGCCAGCAAGCAGGTCAGCTGCTGTACCTTTGCCGCTACCAATCAGTCCGCAGATACCAATTATCATGAATGTCTCCTCGATATACGATGATAACACGCTCTGACGCATATATCAACTGGTATATCAGGATGCCTGTTGTTTAAACAGTGGTTTTTGAGCAGGCTGCTGATAAATAGATTCGCACATATCCACATGGAGAGGTTTAAAACATGGCCACCCTAGTATCACCGGGCGTAAGTGTTACAGTATCAGATGAAAGCGTATATGCAAGCGCAGGAACAGGTACTGTACCATTAATAATGATAGCCACAGCAGCAAATAAATTACAACCAGGTAGCGCAGTGGCATATGCGCCGGGTACGACAGCTGCGAAAGCTGATCAGCTTTACCTCATCAGTAGCCAACGAGATCTTCTACAGACATTTGGAACGCCTACTTTCTACAGCACAGCTGGTACACCGTCATTTGGTAATCAGTTAAATGAGCTTGGTCTGTTCACTGCGTATCAGTATCTAGGCATAGCTAACACGGCATATGTGCTTCGTGCAGACATTGATCTAAGCCAAATGATACCTACGACTACAGAACCAACTGGTCCTGCTCAAGTTAATCAATATTGGTTTGATACTGCTAAATCAACCTGGGGTATTTTCCAAAGCAACGGTAACGTAAACAGCGCTCTAGCATGGGCTAATAAGACTCCTACTGTTTTGAGCACAGGTGATCATCTAGAGATAGTTGTTCAAGGCAACACCGTTGGTACCAGTGGCAGTGCTAGCATCATAACAATAACAGGAAACCTCTATATCAATGGCACAGCTATACAGCTGGCAGCTGGAGACAGCATATCTGATGTAGCAGGTAAGATCAACAATTCAACAGTACACAGCAACGGCATCACAGCTGTTGTCTACGCAAGAACAGGTAAGCCGGATGTTACATACAACGAAATAGCTGATATGTACTATCTACGTTTAACCAACAGCAACATCGATACTAAAATAGATCTGCTCTATTCAAATGCTACAATACTCACTGAGCTTGGATTTGTTGATCAATTTTTCAATCCAAACACAGAACCAACCAATACAGTCGCTCCAAAGGCAACGTTTGGCGCAGTTGGCGATTACGCAGTTGACACGTATAGCGATTTAAATGCGGTATACATGAATTCAATGTGGCAAAAGATAGAACAGACCACACTGGACGGCAATACTACCGCTTGGTGGTTCTTGGTTGGCAGCACTGATGCATCATATCCGGGTTGGGGATGGAGAGAAGCTGTACCTCGCTACATAGACGGAACTGTTTCTAATCCGACTTTCACACCTTCAAGTCAATGCACCATATCTATCGGGGACAGCCTGCCCTGCCTAATAACTCTCAGTGGCAGCAATCTCAGCAGCTTTGTTAACGATATCAACGGTGTGCTTGATGCAAACAGCTTTAATGCGTTTGCCAGCATACGAGTTTCTGGCAACAGCAACTATTTGGTAATAACAAACTATGATGGAACCGACACTCAATTCAATGACATCAGTACACAAGCAGATATAACACATCCATGGAAAACAGCTGGCATTCCAACCTATCAGACCTATTATGGATCTGTGACCGGCACAACAGCTAATCCTTCATATGTAGCTGCTACCACTCGCGTGTCATCAGCTGTAGCTGTAAATCCTGGTGCAGGATATGTGCCAGGCAACACATTAAACGTTGTTGGTGGTGTTCACACTGCAGTTGGTGTATTAACCGTTACTACTGTGCAAACTGTAAATGCAACCATCTCAAATGCTGGATCTGGTTATGCAGTAGATCAAACACTGA